GCAGGCGAAGTCGAGCGGCGGGGGCGTTGGATAGTTGACGGAGTATAAAAACCGCATCATCGGCTCAGGCGAAGAACCGCTTGACCAAATACTTTTTAACCCGCGTAATTGGCGGGTGCATCCGCTTAACCAGCAGAACGCGCTAAAGGGCGTACTCGAAGAAGTCGGGTGGGTGCAGGAAGTCATCATCAACCAGCGCACGGGTCACTTAGTTGACGGGCATCTCCGCTGCCAGTTGGCGGCAAGGGAAGGCGCCAAGACCATCCCTGTCAAGTACGTTGACCTGAGCGAGGACGAGGAAGCGCTGGTACTCAGCACCTTAGACCCGATTGCGGCTATGGCGGTGACTGACAAGGCGAAACTGGATGACTTGTTCGCCAGCATCGAAACAGAGAACGCGGACGTGCTGAAAATGCTGGATGACATTGCAGAGAAGGAACGTCTGGAGTATGCGAAGCGTGACCCCGTTGACGCTGAACCGCAGATTGACCGCGCTGCTGAACTCAACGAGAAGTGGCAGGTGGTCACGGGCGACCTGTGGCAGATTGGCGAGCATAAACTGCTTTGCGGTGACTCGACCAAGCGCGAGGACGTGGAGCGGGTGATGGCGGGGGAGAAGGCGGATATGGTATTCACAGACCCGCCTTATAACGTGGCAAGCGAAAGTAGAAATTACGCCGCAGACAAATCAAAGGCGATGAAAGACCTTAGTCAGTCAGAGTGGGATAAGAATTTTGACATAACGGCAGTTTTTCCGATGCTTGATGAAATATTGGCGCAAGACTGTGCCGTTTATGTCTGCACAAGCCAATGGCTTGTGCAGACTATATGGGAGTGGATGTGGAAGTGGTCAGACTTTTGTTCTTATTGCGTTTGGTGCAAACCGAATCCGATGCCGTCCTTATCAAAACGACATTGGACTTGGGCAACTGAATTAATCCCGTATGCGGTGAGAGGGAAGCACATCTCAAACTTTCCAAGCGATGGTCATGCTTTAAATTGGTGGGCAATTCCAAAAGACAAGGATACAGAACATCCAACCGAGAAGGTATTAGAAGTCCCTACTCGTGCAATTCAATTTTCAAGCAATAAAGGTGCAATTATATTTGATGGCTTTTGTGGCTCCGGCACAACGATGGTCGCGTGTCAGAACCTGAACCGGAAGTGCCGCGCCATAGAAATCAGCCCGAACTACTGCGCGGTCATCCTTGAGCGGATGAGCACCGCGTTCCCGGAGTTGGAAATAAAGAGGTTGTGACAAATGTTATACCGTACCGAAGACATCCTTTCAGCGCTCGAAAAAACTCACGGCATGGTGTACCTTGCCGCCGAGTCGCTTGGGTGTTCACCGATGACTATTTACCGCCGTGCCGAGAAAAACAAAAAAGTGCAGGATGTTATTGACACGCAGCGCGGCAAGTTGATCGACAAGGCGGAGTTGAAACTTGAGCAAGCGGTTATGAACGGCGAACCATGGGCGGTGACGCTTACGCTGAAATCGCTCGGCAAGTCACGCGGCTACGTCGAGCGGCAGGAGGTCACGGGGGCGGATGGAAAGCCGATGAATATTCGCTGGGTAGACGTTGAGGGTGATACTGATTGACGCTACTTTCGAGTTACATCACGCGCAGTACATTATCAACTCGTGCGATTCCCGTTTCCGGGTGGTATCTGCGGGGCGTAGGTTCGGTAAGACGCGGCTGGCAGTCCTCGAATGCTTAGCGGTTGCGAACGAGGGAAAGCGCGCCTGGTGGATCAGCCCGACTTACAAAATGAGCAACGTGGGCTGGCGACCCCTCCGGCAAATGGCGAGCCGGATTCCCGGCGCTGTGATACGAAAGGCGGAGAGGGAAGTCGTTATACCCGGCGGCGGGCTTGTGGCTGTTAGATCGGCTGACAACCCGGACGCGCTACGCGGTGAAGGGCTTGATTTCGTTGTGATGGATGAAGCGGCGTACATTATGCCGGAGGCGTGGATAGAGGCAATTAGACCGGCGTTGTCAGACAGGTTAGGGAGGGCGCTGTTCATCTCGACCCCGCGCGGGCGTAACTGGTTTTGGGATATTCACCGCAAGGGTGGAGTAGAGCCGGATTGGTCATCGTTCACCTACCCGACAAGCGCGAACCCGTTTATGCCTGCGGGTGAGATCGAAGCGGCGCGGGCTGAATTGCCGGAGATCATTTTCAGGCAGGAATACCTGGCGGAGTTTGTGGATAGTGAGGGCGCTGTCTTCCGGCGGGTACACGACGCGGCCATCCTGCAACCACTTGAGCAACCGCTTGAGGGGCATCAGTATAGCGCGGGAGTGGATGTGGCGGCTTCTGTGGATTACACGGTTATCACGGTGCTGGACGTGAACACGCGCGAAATGGTGGCGCTTGACCGATTCAACCGCGTGGATTACCCAGTGCTGGAGGACAGGATCGCGGCGGCGTATGCGAAGTGGAACATGATAGGCATGGTGGTAGAAGCCAACAGCATTGGGCAGGGGGTCATTGACCATCTGCACAACCGGGGGATGAACATTATCCCGTTCACGACAACGAACACGAGTAAGCATGGCATTATTCAATCTTTGCAGTCGGCTTTTGAGCACGGGCAAATTAAGATATTAGACAATCCCGTTTTGGTGGGGGAACTATTGTCATTTGAGAGTAAAAAGACAACGAGCGGGAACTTTACCTACTCCGCGCCGGAAGGGCAGCATGACGATTGCGTTATGTCGCTCGCTTTGGCGTGGTACGCGCTTGACAGAGCGCAGCCCGTGATTCTATTCGGAGCTTGAGATTATGAAAATATCAACGATGGACAAGGCTTATAAGGCGCTGGTAACGATTCCGGCGTGGCAGCAGAAACTACTGTCCGATAGCGGTAACTTCACGAACAGCATTGATTCTGTGGCCGCCGCGTATTCCAACGTGCCCATGATTTACCGCGCAGTCAAGATGCGCTGTGACGCGTTATCGAGTGTACCTATCCACATTTACAAGAATGACAACGAAGTGGATTGGCCTTTCCCGTGTGATATGTGCGATCTCATTTGGCGCATGGAAGCGGACTTGTTAGGGGCTGGCTTTTCAACTGTGCTGAAGTTACGCAACCGCGTGAGGGTGCTTGATCTGCAACGGCTCAACCCATTCACCGTCGCCATCCACTACGACAATGCCAACGGTCTGACATTCTCGCAGGCGGGCAAGGTGTGGCCGGAATCCGACATGGTTTACATCAAGGAATTCAGTTACTCCGACGACCTGACAAGCGGGATCTCAACCGTGCAGGCGTGCTTGAATGACGCTGGATTGATGAACTACCAGACGCGATTTGCGTCCAGGTTCTTTGAGGCGGGGGCAATGCCGATTGTGCTGGTTAGCGCGGATGGTTTGATTGAGGAGGAGAAGCAGCGCATCCAGAATTTCTTCAGCAAACTGGCAAGCGGGGTTGGTAATGCGTGGCGCGCGCTGGCAACACGCACGAAGCTAACGCCGGAGGTGGTAAGTCAAGACCTGGACAAGATGACCATGCCTGAATTGTACGCGCAGGCGACAAAGAATATAGCTAACGCGTTTGGAATTCCTGTCAATATGTTCAGTGGTGACGACAATTATGCGAGCGCGGACTCACACCGGATGCGGTTTTGGCAGGATACGGTAAGACCTCGCGGGCGCATTGTTGAGGAGGCGTTGAACCGCCAGGTATTAAAGCCGATGGGCTTGCGCATGGAGTTCGCGTTTGATGAGATGGATATATTCCAGGAGGACGAGACACAGCGGGCGCAGGCGTTCAGCCTGTACGTTGAGGCTGGGGTCAATCCGATGGTGGCTAAGGAAATGCTGGGCATTGAGAGCAATACCGATATTCCGTTCATGGCGCCGCAACCGGAGCCGATTGAAACTGAGAAGCCTTTGGATGTGACGGCTGAATTTGAGAAGTGGGAACGCAAGGCGCTGAAGCGCATCAAGGACGGGAAGAGCGCGGACTGCCAGTTTGATAGCGAACTGATACCGCTTGCTATCCAGGACGAAATACATGCCGCGCTGAAATTGTGCGTTGAACCTGATGAGGTCAAGCGGGTATTCGGTGGCGAGTATGAGTCACCGCAGGACATAGGGCTATACAAGGAACTCAAGCGGGCAAATGAGTTACTGGAACGCTCTCTCATGGATAAGCCGGAATTTCATATCACGGTAAACACGAAGGACGTGGATGAACCCATTACAGAACCTGCGTGACGTGATCGGGCGAATAGAACGCCAGCTCAAAGCGCCGGTTGCACAGCGAGATAAATTCGAGCGCGAGATGGAGCGCAAACTTGGGCGTATCTGGAAGGAACAGCGTGACGAATTGATGCGCTTACTGGGTGACCCTCCCTCTCTTTCCAACGTGCCGCAATCCTACTGGAATAATGGCAGGGCGGCGATTCGCAAGGTGATCGCGCCTATATTCGAGGAAATATTTAGAGAGCAGGCAACCGCGCTGATCTCACAAGTCGGAATTGGGGTTGACTGGACGCTTATCAATTCGAGGGCGGCGGACTGGGCGCTGACTCACGCGGTCAATTTTATTACCGGAATACAAAACACAGAGCGCCAGACGATAGCCGACCTGATTAGTAAGTTCTTTTCAAGCGAGTGGTCATTAGACGATCTCGCGGATCGCATTAATTCATTCCTATTTGACAAAAGGCGCGCGTCTCAAATAGCGATTACAGAGGTGACCAGGGCGGCGGTGCAGGCTGAAGTAAGCACGGTGAACATCCTTGAAGCTGAGTACCGCTTCCTGAATTTCAAGCCGTTTTGGATTACCGCCAACGATGACCGCGTTTGTGATATTTGCGGGCCGCGCCACATGAAAGAGATCGAAGGCGAGGACTTTCCACCCGCGCACGTGAATTGCCGTTGTGAAGTCTTTTATGACATGAAGGTGGATAAACCATGAGCTTTGAGGTGCGCATTGAGGGGATTGATGACCTGCTGAAACGACTTGACGCGGCGGGCAGCACGAAGCCGTTGAAAGACGGGATGAAGGCAATCGGAACATCCATCTCGACGCGGATGAAGGTGTACCCGCCCGCTCCGGCCAGTTCGTCGTATCAGCGCACGGGTAACCTTATGAAGCGGTGGACGAGCAAAGTAGAGGGTGATGGATCGGCGGTGACGGTTGGAAATAACGCGCCTTACGCAAGATTAGTACAGAGCATGGATGAGCAGACATGGTTTCACACGCGAACCGGATGGTCAACGCTTGAGGGCGTTGTGAATGACCGGCGCGACCAGATAGTAGAGATATTAAGAGCGTTCCTACAGAATGCGCTCAATGGGGGGTAAACAATGCAGCTAAAAATACAAACGAAATTACCAGAGGGACTAAAGGCGGACAAGCGCAAGCCAGCCGAGCCGGTCAAGAAATATGACGAACTCGACCCGCGTGAGTACCTGGTGTTGGGCGTTCCTTTTGGCGGTCCGTACAACGGGAAGGACTCAGACGGTCAGACATTCACGAAGAACACCGACCTGTGGCTGAAAGACGGGCAAGAGATACCGGTAACTTATTATCACGGGTTCGGGCCGGATAGCCCGGAGACGTGGCAGGAAACGCCAGCCGTGATCGGCGTTGCGAAGTTTGACCACACCGACGAGCGCGGGCATTGGTTCAACGCACGGATGGACAGCGCAGAGCCTTTGGCGCAGAGAATCACCAGCACAAAAGCGGACAGGGTACGCGCTTCATCCGGGGCGATTGGGCATCTTGTCAGGCTTGACGGTGACGAGATCAGCACGTGGCCGTTGGGTGAGTTGGCGTTATTTGACACGAACGAATGGAGAAAACCGGCGAACGATTATGCCGTTTTCAACGCAAAAGGGGAAGGCATCACAGAGGTTACGGCAGAGGCAGAAATGCAGTCCGTGACGGTTGACGAATCTC